GTGCTGCGCAGGCGCAGGCAGGTTAGGCTAGGGGGGCTTTATGTCAGGACCACCCAAGACTCCAAATGAAATCAAAGCCAAGCGCGGCACGTTGAAGCCGAGTCGGGCCGTCGTTGTGCAGCTCGCAAACAGCCTGCCTCGTGCGTCCGAACTGGGCGTGCCGGACGGTTTGGGACCGATCGCAACCGAGGCGTGGCACCGCATCGTGGAATACGCAGGCGCCTGGATCGCGGTCAGCGACCGAGACGCGCTGACGATGCTGGTCAAAGACATCGAGTTCCTCGCTGGTCTTGAGGCTCGGCTCTCAACCGATGGTCCAGTCCTCTATACCGACAAGGGCTATGCTTACGCTCACCCAGCGGCGGGGATGAGGACAAGCGCAGAGGAGAGTATTCGCAAGTGGATGAATCACCTCGGACTGACTCCAGCCGATCGAGCCAAGCTAGGGATCGCAATGGTGGAGAGCCAATCCAAGATCGACAAGTACCGCGATCGGATGCAACAGAAGGCTGGCCACCGCGCTGGCTGACCCCTGTCGCACCGGCTGACCTCAGCCGCTCTCTGGGAGACATCGTTGCCGACTTCGCCGAGGACCTCGTACCCATCGCCAAAGACTCGATCGCTGGCGCCTCTGGCGAGCCGCTCCAGTTCAGGGTCTGGCAGAGGCGCCTCTTGCGCCGGATGCTGGCACGCAAGGAAGACCAGACCTTCACGCACCGCTTCTTCCTGACTGGCATCGCGCGCAAGAACGGCAAGACGGCGCTTGCCTCCACCTTGCCGCTCTTCTTCGGGCTCTATGGCGACCGAGGTGGCGAGATCTACTCCGCAGCTGCTGACCGAGACCAAGCCAAGTTGGTGATGAGCCACGCCAGGCGAGCCGTTGAGATGAGTCCAGAACTGGGCGCGCAGATCAAGGTCTACCGAGACGCGATGGAGTTCAAGGGAACTGGAACGATCTACAAGGCGTTGAGTTCGGAGGCTTTCACGAAGGAGGGTTTGAGCGCCTCGCTGGTCATCGCCGACGAGTTGGCAGCGTGGCCGTCGCGTGAACTCTTTGACGTCCTCTCCCTGTCTATGGGCGCACGACGCTCGCCGCTCTTCGTGGCCATCACGACCGCAGGACCGCGCACTGACTCCACTGGCTCTGACTCCATCGCCTACACGCTCTACCAGTTGGCGCGGCGGCGCATCGCTGGAGAGAACGACGATCCGACACTGGGGATGGCGTGGTGGGAAGCCGCTGACGACGCCTACCTTGACGAAACGAAGTGGAGCGAAGCCAACCCTGGGCTGCTCAGCGAGCCTGCGATCCTGTCGCTTGACGACCTGCTCTCAGCCAAGAAGCGCACGCCAGAGGCAGAGTTCAGGACGAAGCGTCTGAATCAGTGGGTGAGCAGTGCGACGGCATTCCTGCCGACTGGCACGTGGGACGCCTGCAAGGATGACCAGATTGCGCTGAACAAGGAGGACGAGATTGTCCTCGGCTTTGACGGCTCGTTCAGCAACGACTCCACTGCCATCGTCGCGTGCCGCGTGGCAGACAAGGCGTTCTTCGTCCTCGGACACTGGGAGCGTCCACTAGACGCAGAACTCGCCTGGCGTGTGCCGGTGGAGGAGGTGGAAGCCAAGATGCTTGACATCTGCAAGATGCACAACGTCCGAGAGATCGTCTGCGACCCATTCAGGTGGCAGCGCTCGATGGAGGCGTGGCAACAGATGGGCTTGCCAGTCGTTGAGTTCCCGCAGACGCCTTCACGTATGGTCCCAGCCACAGCTGCGTTCTACGATGCCGTCGTCAACGGCAGAGTGAAGCACGACGGCGATCCGAGTCTGGCACGACACGCAGGCAATGCCACGCCGTACTATTCACGCAACGGCTTGATGGTGAAGAAAGAATCCAAGACCAGCCTGAAGCGCATTGACCTTCTGGTCGCTGCGTTGATGGCACACAGCCGAGCGGGTACACTAGGCAACGCACCAGCGCCGAAGCCGAAGGCTGAGGTCAAGTGGATCGAGTTGTAGGGAGACAAATGGGAATCCTTGATCGCGTCCTCGGACGCCAGAACCAGCCAGAAGAGAAGCGCTTTATCGGCGGCCAGTGGCTGAGCAACGAGATGACATCATCCTCGGCTGGAGTCCTCATTACTGAAGACAACGCAACCAGCATCGGCGCGGTCTACGCAGCCGTGAAGTTGTACGCCGACACCGTTGCAGGACTTCCGTGGGACACCTACATCCGCATTGACGGAACGCGCCGACCATACCGTCCGCGTCCGCGTTGGATGGACTTCCCAATCCCGAACAATCCGAACTTCACATCCTTTGAGTTGAAGCACCGAATCGTCAGCAGCCTGATGCTGGACGGCAACGCCTTCATCTTGGCGCTGCGTGATACGTCAGGAAACGTCATTGAGACGCGCGTGCTTGATCCGCAGAAGGTGGAGATCCACACTGGCGACAAGGGCGAGCCGCTCTATCACGTCGAGACCATTGAAGGCGCGATCACGCTAACGACGGACGAGATCGTTCACATCCCTCTATTCGCCACTGGCGAGAACCATCGTGGACTGTCGCCGGTCGAGCATCACAAGGTGACGCTCGGACTTGCAAGCGCAACGCAGGAATGGTCAGCGAAGTTCTATCAGAACAACGCAAGCGTCGGCGGTCTGATCAAGGTCCCAGGCGAGCTGACGCAGGATCAGGCAGACGCGCTTCGCAACGGATTCGGACGCCGACACGGTGGCATCGCAAATGCGTGGCGCGTCGCAGTCCTCACTGGCGGCGCTGACTACACGCAACTCGGCGCAAAGATCAGCGACCTACAGCTCGTGGAGACAATGCACTACGGCGTGGAAGCCATCGCGCGCATCTACGGCGTGCCGCTGCACCTGCTCCAGTACCCAGGAGGCAACACGTCGTACAGCAGCGTGGAGATCATCAGCATCGAGTGGCTGCGACTCGGACTTGGGCCGCTCATCGCTCGCCTTGAGTCCTCGCTCCAGCGCCTCGTGCCAGGAGCCGAGCAGACCTTCCTCAAGTTTACGCTTGAAGGCTTGCTGCGACCAACCACGCAGGAGCGATACAACTCCTACGCGACCGCGCTCAACAACGGCTTCTTGTCGGTGAACGAAGTGCGCGCACTGGAAGATCGCTCGCCGGTGGACGGCGGCGAACAGTTCTGGAAGCCACTGAACATCGGCACACTCGGACAAGACGAGCAGGTCTGATGCCTTACATCATCACCGACATTGACGGCACGCTGACCACGACAGGCGACAATCCGAACCAGCCATACATCGACTGGCTGAAAGGCCAAGCCAACGACTTTGGCTTTGAGGTGATCGTCGTATCGGCTCGCAACATCGACCGACTTGCAGAGACCGAGCGATGGCTTGAGGACAACCTCGTGCCGTACAAGGAGATCCACCTTCAGGACTTTGGCGAGAGCAATCCAGCCGTGAACGAAGCGTTCAAGGCATACAAGTATTCCAAGTTGCAGGAAGAGTATGGCGATGAGATCGCCTTTCTCGTAGACAACGACGCCGAGGCGCGTGACGCGGCCGAGGGGATGGGCATTGACGCATACACGCCAGACGAGGCGATGGGCTTGACCGTGGACGAAGACGACGACAACGAGATGCGCGTGCTGATTGACGTGCCGCAATACATCCAAGAAGCCGCTGAGAAGGGTCTGACCTACGAGCGCAACGGCTACGCCGGTGACGGCTTGACCGAGCAGACCGTTGAAGAGGCGCGGCAGCTGCGCGCAGGACAAGTCGAGGATGACAAGGTGACGCGGATGCGCGCGTGGATTCTGCGACACCGTGGTGACTGGGAAGGCGTACCGCGCAACAGCAACTCAGACGATGCCGACTTCCCAGGACCAGGCGCAGTGGCTGCCTACCTCTGGGGTGTTGATCCCACAGCAGAAAACGGCGCAGATCGCGTCCTAGAATGGGCAGATGGCGTACTCGCGCCGATCGAGACAGAAGAGAGGTTCGACGTGAAAGAACTTGAGACACGCGCTCTCCCGATGGGCGAGTTCACGGTGACCGATGGCGAAGACGGCCAGAAGACCTTCACCGGCTACGCCGCACTCTTCGGCGCACCTTCGGCTGGACTTCCGTTCACCGAGGTGATCGCTCCAGGCGCCTTCCGTCGCACGCTCTCCCGCGTCGCTGACGGCAAGAAGATTGTCTCCTTCCTCTTTGGACACGACGAGACACGCGCACTCGCCACGACCGCGAGCGGACGACTTGAACTCACCGAAGACGAGCGCGGCTTGAAGGTTGAGGCTCGCCTTGATCCAGCCGATCCAGACGCCGCAGGCGTGATCAGCAAGCTGACGCACGAGGCTCGCGCGATGGGAATGTCCTTCGGCTTCACGATCCCGAAGAACGGCGACGAGTGGGACGAAGACACTCGCACGCTCCGCGAAGTCAATCTCTTTGAGGTGAGCGTCCTCTCCGCAGGACAGACTCCCGCCTACCCAGCGACGCTGGGTCTTACCTCCGTTCGCAAGGTCGCGTCCCGAATGGGCGTAGACGGCGACCGGCTTATCTCAGCCATCGAGTCCTTGAAGTCAGCGCAACCGCTGACAGAACAGGATGTCGAGGTGATCGAGACCGTCACGGAGAAGTTGGCTCCGAAGCGCACAGGGGTGGACGCATCCATCGCTCGCGCCAAGTTGCTGCTCGCCGAGATGGAATCGGAATCGCTCTAACAGCCACGAGACCCCGCCCCGCCGCGCTAGTACGCGAGCCCGCGATCAGGTCATCCCGCTAGGTGAGCCGCACCATTGTGGAAACCAATCAAGACAAGGAGACAGAAATGTCAGACGTACGAAACCTGCACGAGAAGCGTGCAGCTCTTCTGACCGAGGCTCAGTCCATCGTGACCGACCTTGCGTCAAAGGGCGAAGCGCTTGAGGGCGAGTCACAGGCTCGCTTTGAGAAACTTACTTCGGAGGCTGCAACGGTTGCGGCCGCAATCCGCTCGGAAAAGGAAGCCACGGAAGCACGAAGCGCTGCTGATGCAGTTCGCGCCGAGTACGCCACGGCAATCGCTCCGAAGGTTGAGAAGTCCGAAGGCTCGAACGAAGAGCTACGCGCACTCGCTCGCTTGGGCGGCGCGCAGATCTTTGAGTACCGCGATGTCTCACGCAGCACTGGCCTGGGCAACCCAGTCACCATTGCTGACCGCGTGAACGTAGTTGCGGCTCAGTTCAACCCATTCATTGACCCAGCGATCGTGACTGTGGTTCGCGCAAGCACCGGCAACAACATCCAGTTCCCACGAGTCACGGCTCTTGGAACCGCTGGATCGGTTGCTGAGGCTGGCACGATCGGCGAGTCGGACGGAACGCTCAGCGCCCTGTCCCTCACACCAGTCAAGTACGCAACGATCATTCAGGTGACGGAAGAACTCGCAACGGATGCGGCGTTCGACCTCAGCGGGATGATCGCCGAGAAGTGCGGTGCGGAAGTCGCAGTCGCTCACGGTGCCTTCGCTGGTACCGCGATCGGTGCTGCTGCCAACGTCGGCGCAACTGGCTCAGGCACGGCCTCAGTGAACCCAACCTTCACCGACCTTGCGAAGCTGAAGGCGTCTGTGAACCAGGCGTACCGACGCGCACCAAAGGCTGGTTGGTTGATGAACGACACGACGCTCGGCGTTGTGACTGGTCTCGTGGATACGGCTGGACAGCCAATCTTCCGACCAGGTGATGCGAACGTGGCAGACCGACTCCTCGGAGCGCCTGTCTATAGCGCAGCACTTATCGACCTGACCGACAACACCGCAGGCGCAATCCTGTTCGGTGACCTCGGACAGATCTACACCGTCCTCGTAGGCGGCGTGCAGGTTGAAGTTTCCCGCGAGTTCGCGTGGAACCTCGGCCTCATCTCCTACAAGGTTCAGGTGCGCGGCGCGACCGGTCTTGCTCAGGCAAGCGCCGTCAAGTCGTACCAGTCAGCCAACGTTTCCTAATCAGTTAGGCAACTAGGTTGAGCGAAGGGGTGTCGGGCTTAGGCTCGGCACCCCTTCCTCGTAGCAGGAGGGCAGAATGAGCATCTGGCACAAGATCAAGAAACTGGCTGGCAAGGGTGCGCCTAGAATCAACGCAGAGGCACCTCAGAGCCACGTAGAGCGCGCCATAGTGGTCAGGTGGGGTAATACAGCCACCGTCAAGCGAATGCCTGTCCAGTGGCGGGAGAAAGGGGAAAACGAGTGAGCGAGCAGCAAGTCAGCACAAGGCAGGTCACGGTGGGTACGGCGGCGACCCCAATCGGTGAAGGACTGGTCTCTGGCTCAACCTTCCACCTCTACGCCTCGGCTGGCGGCAACGCGACCATCTACGTCGGCGCCGCGAATGTCACCACGAGCAACGGCTACATCTTGCACAAGGGTTTGCCAATCGTGATCCACGTTCCTGAGCGCATCCAGTTGTATGCTGTGGCGACTAACGCAGGCGAGACAATCTCGGTCCTGCAAGTCGGAGGCATCTGATGTCATACGCAACACTCGCAGAGTTCAAGAGCGCGATCGGGATCGGCACTGCCGACACGACCGATGACACGCCGCTCCAGTCCGTCCTCGATGCAACCGATGCGCTGATTGACCTCTACACGGACCGCAAGCAAGGCTTCGGCACGGCGTCCGAGACGCGCTACTACACGGCGACGGACTATCAGTACGTCTTGGTGGATGACCTCGTGAGCATCTCGTCGCTGACGACGGATGACGACGGCAACGGCACCTACGAGACAACGTGGGTCGCAGGCACCGACTACAACCTCTCCCCAGGCAACGCAGCACTGGACGGCTGGCCGTATACAGAGATCGACGTCTCAGTGACGTGGCCGCGCAACTTCCCGCGCAACGTCTATCGCGGCGTCAAGGTGGTCGGCGTCTTCGGGTGGCCAGCAGTGCCACCAGCTGTGAAGCAAGCCGCAATCATTCAAGCCGGTGCAGTCTGGTCTTCGCGCACATCGCCGTTCGGCGTGATCGGAAGCCAGGACCTCGGCGGAATCCTTCGCCAAGCGCGTGCCTTGCATCCTGAAGCGCAGGTCTTGCTAGAGGCATACCGCAAGCGCGAAGGTCTGGCTCGATGAGCTTCAACGATCAGACGATCATCGCAGGACTCGCCGCGCACCTGACGGCTGCGAGCAAGCCAAGCGGCTACACGCTCCGCAATGTTTACGCCTACCCACCAGACAATCTCGCGGTGGTACCAGCGGCGGTGATCATCCCAGGCGATGACACAATCGCCTATGGCGCAAGCAACCGACAAATCACGCTAACGCTCAACGTGGTGGTCTACATTCAACCGCAGGCTGACCTCGGCCGCAAGTACGCCGACCTGATGACGTGGCGCACGTGGCTGCGCGACAGCCTGATCGACGGCGTGACGTTGAACAGCACAGATGCCGTGGCGCAGGCGAGCGTGACTTCCACGAACATCGGCACCGACACTTGGGCAGATCAGGACTACCTGACAATCACCGCGACCGTTGAGATCGCAAGCGTGGAGGCAATCGCAACCAGTGCCTGACCTCAAGAAGCCTCTGAGCTATCCAGTCATCAGCCACATTGACGTGCAGTTCGTGCCAGGCTCAATCCCACAGGGAGAGTTCGTGGCTGGTCTGCCTGCCGACGGTAGTATCATCAGCGCACCTGTGGTTCAGGCAGAGGCTTGGATCGCAGCAGGAATCGCCAAGCGTGCCGCGACTGCGGCTGAAGACAAGGAGAACGACTAATGCCAGCCGCATCCGCAGGGAACGTACTGTTCAGCAAGTTGGTCGCCTTCAAGGAGGCGACGCCTGGAACTATCCCGACGCTGACCAGCGGCGGCCGCAAGATGCTCGTCACGCCAACTGGCGTGATCAGCGATGGCGTCACCATTGAACTCGGCGCCGAGCGATCCGTTGCACTTCGCAACCCACTCATCGGCTCCACCGGCACGATCGTCTCCATTGAGCCAACCCTGAGCGCAACTGTTCCTGCGGTGAGCGTCGGCGAACTTCCAATCTGGCTCTCAATGACAAAGACCGACACCGTGAGCGGAACCGCTGCGCCATACGAGTGGGACTACGACTACTCGATGACAGCGGCGAACTCGCCGACTTCGTACTCGCTCGTCGCCACCGATGGACTTCAGCAGTACGTCGCCAACTACTGCCTCGCTGAGTCAATCACCATTGCGGCTGACCGCAACGGACTGACGAACCTCAGCGCCAACCTCTTCGCGCAGAACGTTGCAAAGAACAGCGCGACACTCGCCGAAGGCACACCGACTTCGCCGTTTATGTCAGGACGCCTCTGGAACGCCTTCCAGCACGGCTCGACTTTCCCAGGCACGGCTGACGGAACGGCATACGAATACCTGCTCGACTTCTCACTGGAGTTCAACGCAGGGATCACGCGCCAGTCCTACCTCGCAGGCACGACGGTGTTCAGCACGCACGCTGAGAGCAACCCATTCACCGGCACGCTGACGATGACGGTCTCCTCGACCGCTTCGGCAGTGAGCACTTGGTACGACGCCTACCGCGCAGCTACGCCGAAGGGCGTGCGACTGACGTGGAGCAACGGCACCTACTCGGCACACATCCTTGCGATGATCGTCCCAACGGAAGTTCAGCAGATGGCTGGCGCCGAAGATGGTCTGACCACGATGGCCGTGACTGGAACGCTGGTCTACGACACGGTGAGCGCGAAGAGCCTTCGCATTGTCGTGAATAGCGACTTGGCGGCGTTGCCGTAAGTTCAACCTAGTAGCAGAGGAGGAGGCTAGATGAGCCAGAGCAAGCCACAGTTTCGCACCGTTGAAGTCACCCTGTCCGCGCCGTTTGAGGGCTGGACAGCCACGATGAAGGCAGAGGGCGTTCCTGCTCGCGTCTTCATTGAGCTGCAAAGCGGCAGCGCCGAGCGCGCACTCAACGCATTGCAGAAGCTCGTAATCACGCACAACTTCCTGACCGAAGATGGCGAGCCGGCGACAGAGGTGCTTGACGCACCGATGGACGCACTGAGCGACGCGATCACGAAGTGGAGCGATGCGGTAGCAACACTCCCCCCTCGATAAGACTCGACGCCCAGCGGCTGGCGGCGGGTCGTTCACTCACGCCGCACCCGCTGATCGCAGCGCACTTGATTGGCGAGAAGTTCCACATCCCACCGCACGAGGTCTTGGAGTGGGACGCAGGAGACTTCACTCGTACACTGGCTCTGATGTCCGACTTGCAGCCAAAGGAGAACCGTGGCCGCTAACTCGCTTGACCGACTGACAATCTCCTTCAACGTGGACTCGAACTACAAGGCATTGCAGCTCGGCTTCCTTGAGGGAGCGAACCCAGGCGCCTACAAGCGCCTCCTCAGCATTGCCACCCTGAACGCTGCGCGCACGATGGTCAAGCCGATGC